AGTTTATTGTCACTATCTTTTAAATGTGGTGATCTTGTTAGTAGTTTTTCTATTTCTTTTTTTGTTTTCATAATGATTCTATTATTTCTTTACATAATTGATAAGGGATTTTACTCCTCTCATAATTGTTTTTTTTTCCTTGTGTGCCTCCTTTCTTAACAATTATACCTTTATTTTTTAATTTTTTTATTGTACTTCCTCTAGGAGCTGATTCGTGATGACATTTTTTATTACCATTAAAACATTCTTGTCTAGGCTGCCAACCATCTGAATTAAATAATGAATAGATATGATTACTCCAAATGTCTGTTGGTTTTGCTGCACTATCTCCGTAACGACAATACCACACAGTAGTTCTAGGCAAACCTTCCATAAAAAACATCTTACGCATATATCCCCTAGGGTTTTCAATAAAATATTTACAACCATATTCTTTAATTAACTTTAATGTATTTACAACTAATCTATCACTTTTTGCAGCAAAATCTGTTTTAGGTTTACCCATATCTCGATGGTGTCCGATTGCAGCAATAGAATAAGTTGTGCAAGGTGGTGATGCCCAAATAACATCAGGAATAAAAGGTATGTCTTTTTTAGTTAAAAATTCAATATCTTTTACTAAATCTATACCTTTAAAATTATTTATATCAACTGAAAACACTTGATGTCCTAATTTGTCAGCTACTTTTCCTATTGACCTACTACCTGCAAATAATTCTAGTAAGTTCATTGTAAAAGTTTTTGTGGTTCATAATATAATACTTGTTCTGGTTTTTTTCCTAATGTATGTACTTCATAATATGCATTGTCTATTGTTTTCTTATGACTATAAACCCATTTGTAAAAAGTTCTAATATTCAAAAAAGGTTCATCTTTACCAAATCTAACACCTATTTTAAATGCGTCTGCTATCTGATTGAAAGTCAATTTATTAAATCTATTTTCAGTTATTAAATCTTCTGAAAATATTTTAGATAGTGTAGCTAGTGTTTGTCTATCAGTTCTATGTCCTATCTCTACTGACGTTCTAGCTAATAATTCTAAAACCTTTTCTGTTAACTCTTTTAAGTTTTCGTTTTTAAGTATTTTCATAATTCAATATTTTTTATTGTATCATCTAATTCATTTAAACTTTTAGATACCCCTTTACATACTTCTTGCTCTATATAATCATCAATAAAAAATCTTACTGTATCAACAATATCCATAGGACACAAAACATAGTCCTGCATTTCGTTTAACTCATCAAGCAAAGTCATTTCAAATTCATCTATATTTAATTCTTTTTCTTTCATAATTTCAATAATTTAAAAAATGGACAAGGAACAAAACCTGTACAAAGTATAACCGCTCAGTTATTATCTATATAAGTTTCAACCTTGCCCATATCATATTAATTTTTTTGCTTCTAAATACTCATTTAATTGTGCGTGTATTTTGCTTTGTGGAGCTTTAGGCTTATTCCATTGTTTCTGATTTTTAGCCCAACGTAATAAACGCAATTTTATTTCAAATGTTGTTTGTTTTTGGAAACGCATTTTTCTTTTACCTTCAGTCCAATAGTTTATAAAATCCTCTAACATTTCTTTAGGGTAGTCAAAAGTCATCACCTCAGCTACAAACTTTTCCTTTATATATATATTATTACTTGTAGTATTAATACTTGTATTATTAACTTTATCCTTTTTGTCAATAGGGGTATTGACATTTTTGACTATACCTATAATCCTTTTTGTTATTTGCTTATTACTATCACGTTCTATAACTATATTTATAAAACCTAATCTTTTTAAATCACCTAACCACCTTGACACAGTATTTTTACTAACTCCATACAAATTAGCAAAGTATGTGTTGTTTGCAAAACAATATCCAACTTTATTACTTAGTGCTGTAATTTCACCATATAATAATTTTGCATTAGGCTTTAAATTTGAATATCTCACGTTTGCAGGTATTATTGCGTAATAGTTAGGTTTTTCTGTCATAAAATTTTAACTTGATATTTATAATTAGTGAGTGCTAATTTAATATTTTCTAATTGATTTGAAAAGTCAAAATAAGATGTGTTAATAACTACTTCTACTTCTCCTGACTGAACCATTATTTTAGCTTCTTGTTTTTCATTTTCACTAACTCCATTACTTAAAAGATATTTTCTCATGTGGTTTTTATCAATAAAAATTTCTTTTTGATCTTCTATTTTTCTATATGCCATATAAACTTTGTTAAAAGTATCTCTATACGTTTCCCAAGTATAATTAGCTTGGTGGTTTTTTTCATAATAATATATCAAAGTCCTATCACGTTTAAGTACGTCTGCTATTATATCATGACTTATATCTTCTTCAATTCTAGCAATTACACTTGCAGCCATTCTAGGTACTTGAATCTCTTGAATCCTAGTTTTAAAACCTAAAGCACCTTTTTCTAACCCCATTACTTTAGTAGTGAGATTACATATTTTTATAAAATTATCTTTTGGTGTCATAATTAAAAAGGTAAATCATTATCTTGTCTATCCATCTCTTTGCTGCTACTTAATTCTTCTTGTACTGTTTTATTTGTTTCACTTTTATTTACCCAAGCTATCATTTGTTCAGCAGCTTCAAAAACTTCTTCTAAGCTAGGTTCAGTACCTTTAAGATATTCTACAGCACATTTTAAAGTAGATTGCCTTATAATGCTTTCTTGTCTATTATCGTTAGATTTAAAAGAGCTTTTAAAACCACCACTTTTAAATGATTCAGGTGCTACTGCTTTAGCTTTATTAAATTCTTGTTGCCCCTCTTCAATAATTTCATAAGTAAGCTCCCAACCTATCTGCTGTTCTTTCTTTTTACCTAAATTAATTTTATCACCATTTTCCATTTCTAAATTGTGATAATAAGTTGTACCATAATTGTTTGTGTGTGGTTTTACACTTACTACATTTTTAATTCTGCTAGTTTTCATATTTTTATATTTAATGTTTTACTAATTTATAGGTATTAGTATTAACCTCATTTTATCTGTTTCTAAAAACCATTCAGGCAAAGATATATTATATTGCGTGATGTTTCTATAATGTCTTTCTATATTTTGTGAGCTGTCTATTGTTATTAACTTTTTTGGTAACCACGTATTAGAATTAGGGTGTTTACCCTCGTAGCTAACACATATAGCTTTTGATGTGATAAATTCAATAGTTGCTAATGGATAGCCCTTTATAACTATAGTATCTTTAGATTTCATTTATATTATTGTGTGTTTGTTCTAAAGTTTCTTTTACATTTCTTATAAGTTTTATAAGCTCTATTACTTTTAGCTTTAACTCTAAATTATTATTACGTAATCTTTCTACGTCTTGTAAAGCTCTTTTTAATTCTAATTCAAGTGTGTCCATGTTTTTAAATTAAGTTTATATCCTGTATGATCTTAGTAATTAATAACAAAAGCGAAATTGCTAAAAATCCTGTTATTAATACCATAGTAAAAGTATCATACTTCTTTTTTGGTCTATAAATGCTGAAGGCATAATCTTTAATGTAATTTTGATATTTGCCATTTCCTAAATATCTGAAAAAGTTGTTCATTTCTTCTGCATTAAGAATTTGTGATTTTCTTGAGTTTCTGTTTGTTACTTTAATTAGTGTTTTCATTTTTTTTGTTTTAAAATTAATACTGCAAACATACATAACCTTTTAGTTATTCACGCAGTTTTTCACAAAAATATTCACAAAGTTATTAACAGGAATGTTGTTAATAAGTGCAAAGGTTAATTAGTAAAACTATTATTATAAGTAGTATATAGAATATAGATAGCTTTGTAGAGGCCTTTAGCTTCATTATAAGGGCATTAAAAGGTTTATAGGTAGTGTACCATTATTAAGCACTACAGCACAGCCTATAGCAGGTTTTTTACCTGCTTTAGCATAATTAAAGCTAAGGCTAGTAAAATTAATACCTGTACCCACTTGTGTGCCAAACACTCTAAAATTTCTACCTACATAGTGTTCTGTATAGCATTGTGTATGTAAATGTCCTTGTACTGTATTCATCATATCGGCTCTACATTTAGTTCTTGCAGTACCACCTTCACCATGTACATACTGTACACCATCTTGCACATATCTTTCTACAAATTCCCAATTAGGTGTTCCTAATACTTCACTATATGATTTTAACCATGCTGATGGTATTCCACCTGTCATAGCCTTCCTTGCAGCCATACGGTCATGGTTTCCGATTATAATTTTAGTGCCTTCTTCGTTAAACTCATTATACCATCTTTGAACTCTTTTAATAGCATAATTTAATTCATCTCCTGCTGAAGGCAAATCAGGATTTTGCTCATGGTATGAGTACCCTGCTGAGTCCAAAATATCTCCTATAAAAATTACTTGATTACAATTAAAGGTTTCGTATTGTTCTATAACCCAAGGCAAATATTCGTCTAAATCCCATGGACAATGCAAGTCACCGATCACTAGTATATTTCTAGTGTCGGTTTCTCGCATTTTTTTTAGTGCCTCAATTTCGTGAGGCTTTAATCTGTATCTATTATTTCGCTGATTTTCCAAAATCTGCTGCTGATTGACCAATTAACATAGCTAATAAAGACCACCATATCTTAGATACAGAATCTTCATCAACACCTAAGTAATTAGCAATCATAGGAATAACTATACTTGAA